GTGTACCGTGCTGTGTAAGTCTCTTGAGCATCGTCAAAAGTGATGGCTGCGCCTTCACCTTTGGTTGGTGCTGTTGAGAACCCACCGAGCATCACTTCCTCTTCAAATGCACGATCTGAAGACTCTTCGTCGAAGATTTCAGCGTGTTCATTTTCGTAGCGGTCGTACTCAAGTCCGAACAAGGCATTCAGGCCGGGCTCAAGCTCTTTCGCTAGTTGTGCGCGAGAAATAGCCATTTTCTATCCCCTTTCCTAAACGCCTGTTGAGGTCGCAGTAGTCTGCGAGTCAAAACGGCTTGTGTTGGCGTTGAAATGTGCGTTCAAACGAACGATCAACGGAATACCTGCTGCTGTGTAGTCGTTGTTTGCTGCATCATCCATGATGCCAACGATACGCAGTGGCAGAGTAGCCGTTACCGCAATTGAAGACACGCTAAGTGCACCGTTTGCAGAACCTGTGTTGGTGCTGCCGGTACGTGCTGAAGTGCCCAGAGAAGCGTTTGCAAACACGCCTGCCAGTGCAGTTGCACGGTCAGTCAATGATGCGTCAGACGCGACTTTGAACAGTTGGTTTGGATTGTCAGCTACAAACGCCTTAACAGGGTAGTTTGTGTCTACGCTGACAGAACCGGAACCCGGCCAGTAGTTGAGCCATACAGGCTTCTTCTGGACTGAGTCGTGGTATTGAACGCCCATCAGGACTCCCAGTGCCGGTGTTGTGCCGCCGCTTGTCGCGCCAGCATAATCAATAACGCCAGCCGCCGTAGGGGTGACAATAGCGTATTGAAAAATGGCATTGGTGTTGTTGGAAGCAATTTCGTACTCGGTTACACCGGTAGAATTAGCACCACTTCCAACTAGCCCGATTGGACGAAGACCGTAGGCAGTATTTTGATTTGCCATTTGAGTTTTCTCCTAATCAGGGCGACCCTAAAACTATTTCTGTGGGCCGCCAAAGGTTACACGAGATTGACGATCAGGTTTGTTAATCGTCATGGTTGAATGTGCGTTCTCACGCATCATATCATGGTCAACCGCTTCCATCTGGTCAGCGCTGCGTTGTGCAAAGTACGCTGTCCGCTCGGCAATGGTTTCAACCGGGATACGAGCAAGAACAAGTCCACCTACTCCAAACACACCTTCGTATTTTCCTGATTCGACTACCGGGGCCTCAAAGTCTGGGTACTCGTCCTTACGAACCAGTTCCCAACCTTCGCGCATTTTAGCGCTGACGTTCTTCGTATCGTCAAAACCACGGGTTTCAGCCCGGATCCAACGATGCTTGAACCCATCCGGTGCAGGCGGTGCATCTAACATAGACGGGGGAGCCCACGGCTTACGCCTTGCCGTCTTCTCCCTAGTTTGTGTTGCGCGAGAAGATCGTTTTACAGAACCTTCAAACATTTCGTTTTGTTCTTCAGACATGCTAACTACTCCTTCACGTATTTCGCGTATTCTTCAAGCGGCACACCCAATTTCTTCGCTATTGCGACTTGGCTAGGGGTGAGTCTAACCTTTTTCCCACTACTGCGCCCAGATGTATTGCGGGATACGGAAGCAACCGTCTGAGCGGGCCGTTTGCTACCACCGTTTAGCTTATGCGGAAACTCTGCCCGCATACGCTGATCCAGTTCATTATAGTAGTCATCGGACTGCGGGTCAAACCCTTCGTCTTCAACTAACTTTTTATGTACGCCAAAAGCAGCATACGTCATTGCCTCATCCTCGCCAAACCAGTCGTTTCGGCGAGCCCACTGCTCTGCTTTTGGGTCTGGGCGGCGGGGCTGTTGTTGAGGCATAGGCTGCTGTAAGCGAGCCTGCTGCTGAGCTTGAGCCTGCTGGGCATACCGCTGCTGCTGTACTTTTGCAGTTTGTGCCCGGTCATTTTCAATAGCTAAACGTGTAATCTTACGCTGCGCTTCAATAACACCGTTTGTGTCACCAATTTCTATGGCGCGGGCTAAATCTTGCTCTGCTGCGGTGGTTTGAGTCTCCACACGATTGGTGTATTCGTTGACGTAGTTAGTGTCTAACGCGTCCATACGGTTTTTTAGGCTTTGTGACTCGGCCTGCACACCTTGAGCAAATTTCAACGCTTCTTCACGCTGACGCTCTGCTTCACGCATCTTTTTAGTTAAACGGTCAATCCGTTTTTGCGTAGCGTTGTCAGCCCGGTCAAAATTGTCGTCACCTTCGGCAGCAAGCGGTATGTCGCCTTCTTTTTCTTCCCCACCCGAAACTTCTACTTCGGCAGAATCACCCAATTCCAATTCAATCTGTTCGTCTTCTTTTTCCATTTTCAACTCCTAGAAATGCAAAATATCTTCAGGTTCCTGAATTTTGGCTAAAACCTCGTCATCGTTCAAAATGCGAACTTCTCCGCCGTCTATTTTGAAACGAGACCCGGCATACCGGGCAAACATTACCCAGTCACCTTGTTCACACCACGGACCCACCGGAAACTTTTCGGCGTCCTTGTAAGCTAACGATCCTACCTTTAGGACGTAGCCAACCTGTGTGGATACTGTCTGCTCTTGCACAACTGCGTCGGGGAGATAAATACCGCCGTCGGTCTTACCCTTTCCTCGATATGGCAAAATAAGCAGACGCCAGCCTGTTGGTTCTGGCATCCGTTCTAAGAGTGAACCACCAATGGACTCGGGGTTCAAAACCTTGTCGGTGACATCCTCGTAAGCCGAGGCGAGGTTTGCGACACCCTCCGCTACACCTTCAAGATTGATTTCTTGCGCTTTAGTCATTGCTACGCTCCTGTTTCTCTAGCAGGCCCTTGAGTTCCTGTTCCACGTGATCTAGGGATTTTAAATTCCCCATAAGCTCACGATATTGCTCCATGTTCTTGACATTGTCATAAAGTAACAAGTCTTGAACTGCTTGACGCCGCTCTTTAATTATCCTGAAAACGGCTTCAGCAAAGTAAATTTCATCCACTCGTATATCTCCGCATTAAGTCTGATATCTTTTTATACCATATCTAATGAAAAGTCACGAGTTTCTTTTGTTCTACGCAGCCATCCGCGGCCAAAAGTATCAAAAGTGCTTAGACCTTTGTAAAACTCTATTCTCTGCTTTGTAACGCTCTCTATGATTTCTGTCGGCGTCATCTCACTTACCGCAGCTAACGTCTTCGGACCGATAGCTCCGTCCTGCGATACCATCACCGCCTTTTGCAATGCTTTGGCCGCCCTACTCGGCCCGCTGTTCACGGCCCAATCGAAGATGCAGAAATCAACCCCCGCAGGAAGTTGATCACCTTTAACTTTATCCCAGTATCCGTTTTTGTAAATTATTTGGACATGCTCTTCTGAGATGTTTTTTAGCTCGTCTACGTCCTCCAAGGGACGGCCCAAAAAATCAGCATATGTTTTATGCGTAATTCCTTTGTTTGTTGCGCCTCCCGGATCTTCCGGATGAGAAACAAATCCGCCCTCGTGATGAAGCACCATTTCAAGGCTTTTAAAAAAACTGGCTTCCATTATTTACCCTTCATGTATTTGCTTACAGCACGGTTTCCGAACCAGAAAGACATAATGGCGGCAAACAGCCCTTGCGTTTCGGGAGACCACATAAGCTCCACCGCATCTTTCCAGTCACCGCCGCTTTCCAGAACTTTTACGATGATCACGGCTTCGGTGGCTACAAACATCATAAAAAAGGCGTAGGTTATGACAGGACGTACAGAACCGCGCAAACCATTAACAAAACCTCCCGCATCAATGGATCTGTCATGCTCGTATATGCCTTTCGTTTCAGCTATATCCGCCTGTTTGTCAAGCTCCTGCAACTTTAGCGCCGAACGCTTTTCCATCAACTCAGCTTCCATTTTCATGGTTTCAAGCTTTTGTTTGTGCTCTTGCCCAGCCTTAAAAAAGTTTAATACCTCCGGCAAGAAACTTGTTCCAAAACCCAACAAACTTCCAAGTAAACTCATCATGTGCTTAATCTCCCTTTTGGCAAAGCCTGACATTTCCAAGATACCGGCCGATAACCCGCCATGTGGATATGAACCGCTCTTCCCATTTCTAACGCCCTAGCCTCGCATTTCTCATACGTTTTATACGGCCCAAGCTGGTCCTCTAGCTGCCAACATTTAGTTGGCTGCAAAATCATACATGCAAGGACAAGGGCTTGAAACATATCACTCCATAGGGTGTCTAGTAGGGTTCATCAAAAAGCGTATTTCTGTTTCAATAACTGAGACGCGCCGGAGTAAATCAACAATTTTATCCATGTGCATACTGTTGCTTTGTGCATCTTCAAACAAACCTTCAATAGACTCAGTATTGCGCTGAATATCGCGTTTCATATTTACATTTGCTTCAATCGCCATGCGACTAGACATCTGCTTCACAGTCTCTTCTAGCTGGGAAATTGTCTGAGCTTGCTGCCCAACCCACCAGACGCCACCAGAGATTTGCAGAACCATTGCCACAACAAGAGCTACGGGTATACGTAAGTTTTCCATTATTTCCTACTCATCCACGCTGTTGTGCCCATGTATGCGCCCACCACGCCAGCTTGCGCTATGTAGAAAAGACCCAGCAAGTCGGCTAAAGCTTTAACGCGATTGTCCGATACAACCGGTAAAAAAAGAACGATGCTAAACACAATCATACTACCCATAGCAATCCAAGCCATGCGTTTTTGAGCTTCGCTTTTTTCCTCACGAAGCTCTATTTCAATCATTTCTTTTTCTCGCGCCAGTTCCGCGTCTGTTACGATACCGTCACCGTCCAGATCGTGTTTATTATAACGGCTGTTGTTTTCTAACTTCTTCTGGGTCATAGCATTATTGAAAACAAAAAGACAAAAAACACCAAGCTTAAAACTACTACGGTTGATACCAGCACAACCTGCTTCATGTTTTCCTCAAATTCCTTTGCTTCCTGCATTTTTTTCTTTCTTGCCGCTGCCGCCATTTCTTTTGCCTCCTGTATACGTCTAGCTCTTTCGTCAACAATTGATCTCCAAGTGCCGGGGCCAAACCGTAAGTCTACTAACTGGCTGATTTCATACATTTTTTCTTTAGCTAGCTTAGCGTCTATGATTTCGGAGGCGACCGTTTCTACACCAAACTGATCGGCTAGTCCGGGAGCGGACGCTTTTTTATTGCGCCGTTCTTGAACCTGCTTTTCGCCTTCAAAAAGCTTGTCTATATAGCCCGCAATTTCAGACACGTCATTAGCCGTGCCAATCGCTCCTTTTATGCCGTCTACAGCACTTTTAAACAGGGCTATTCCTGCTAAAGTCTCCGCAATCATTTCGCCCCCAAGCTAAAAAACTATGCCTTTTTCCGTTTTTTCTTCTTTGACTTACCTGCCTCTGACAAAGCAATAGCGATAGCCTGCTTCTGCTTGTAGCCCTCATCCATCAGCTTACTAATGTTCTTGCTGATAGTGGACTGACTTGAACCCCGCGTTAATGGCATTAGCTACAACTATTGTAGCCGCCACCCTTTACGGCAGCGCCCATGCCACGAGCCGTTGCACGACCCATATTTACTGGAACCGTTACATCCGCGGTCTTGCCATAAGGAATGCGGCCCTGACCCTTGATATCAGCATATTCTACTGCCTTGGGTGCCGCACCCGGCTTATTCGTTACAATTTTTACTGCGCTTTTCATTTACTGGCCTCCTCTGCCAAGTTTAAGTAATTCACGCTCCATAGCAGACTGAATACGTGCCTGTGTCTGCCGCTCTTGCGCCGCCAACCGCTGCTGGAACTGATCCGCCCGCAACTGCTGGTTCTGTGCGTCAAGCTGCAACTTGGCTTGGTCGTTCTGTGCATCCGCCTGCTCGGCCTGTGCCTTGATCTGAAGCTCCTGCTCTTTAAGCTGAACCAGCGGATCAGGGCCTTCGCCAGAGATCTGACCAGACATCTGCTTGACCATCTGCATACCTTCCGCAACAAACTGTGCCGTCAAGCCTTCAATCTGCAACATCTCTTCCTCAGTGGCCGCCTCGCCGCCCGCGGCCTGCCTGCTCTGAATAAACTGCACCGCTGCCCGCTCACGCGCCGCAATCTTTACGTGCTCCATAATGTGCTTCTGCAAGGCCATAGCCATAGTCGGCATACTTCCCACCATAGGAGTAGAGCCAAAGACCATGTGCGCCATAATGTGCGCCTCGTGCTCCTGACCCTCAAAAGCGTGTAACGGCACCATGTCCATTACGTCGATGTTTTCCTGCGCCGGATCCTTTGGAGTCGGCTCATCATCAGGAATGCGCTTCATAATACGGTCCACGTCCCGCACACCAAGCGCGTCGTACATGTCCCGATACACCTCGTACATGTTGTGCAACTCAGGGGCCGCCCCCGCCAACTGCAACTTAGTCTGAGCCAAAGCAATGCGCTGCGCCTGACTAAATACATTCGGATCAGATACCGGTATGATATCTACGCGATCATCAAAATCAGACCGCATTACCGTGGCGTCCGCGCCCTCTACCGAATATGGATACTCCTGTGGCAAGCTCTCGCTCATCACCCGAGCTAAAATCTTAAACTCCTGCCGCATAGCGTAGTGCATACGCTTATGCACAGCACTCATCACCCGAGAGCCCTGCTCCAGCATCGCAATAGTTGTACCTACTGCCGCCTGCTGGTTACCGTCCCCGACCTTCATGTCCGTAATCGTGGCAAACCGCTGACCCGCTTGAACCACAAAACCTAACAAGTTAAACAAAGTCCCGTCCGGACCCTTAAATGGCAACGGCATCAGGCTGTCACGAATAGCCCCTCCGGGTGCGTCCACGTCACGGAACTCACCGGGCTGCAACGGATCATCATCATCCCGGATACGTAGCCCACGGGCCTTGAAACCCGCTGGGAGATTGGACAACGTACCAGCATCAATTAACTGTCGCAGTGCCGCCGTGGCGGTTCGTGACAAACCGCCAATAGTATGAATGAGGCCTAAACCATAGAAACCAAAGCCCGGAAGGAACTTATAATGCACAAAATACTGGATTTTGCGCTTTAACTCGTCATCCTCGCGATAATTCCGGCGAATAGACAAGACTTGCCCGTTGTCCTGACTGATTGTGACAACATATGGTATTTTAATACCGGTAGGCTCGCCGTCCTCGTCAAGTTCCTCATACCCTTCCAAATCCAGATCAACATGACACTCCAAAATGGTGCAGTCGTAATCAATCTGCGTAGATGACGTACCGTCTATCCGGTCTAGCTCGTCTGAGACAGAGTCCATCTCAGCCTGCGCCGGAATGACCGGAACATCCAAATAAAAGCCCGCGACCTGCTTTTTCCGCAAATCGTTTAAAGACATCCGAATAGACTGGGTTATGTTTGGACATGTGTCCAAATCAGAAGTCTCATACGGTACAACCAAGTTTTCCGCCGGTATAAACTTACTTACCGCACGGCCCAAGGTCTCGTCGTAATAAACCTTCTTAAAGGTACTACCCGCCAGCGGTAAATAGAACAGCATCTGATCCATGTCCGGCGTGTAATCTTCCATCACGTTAGTGACGTAATAATTCATAAAATGTCTTACGCGTTGCGACTGCTGCTGCTTTTCTCTTGTTTCGCTTCCCATAATAGCAGTTCGCACGGGGCCGCTGGCTGGCAACAACTCATTGAACGCCTGCGCCTGAAACTGCGTAGCCGCCTCGGCAAGCAACGGGTGCGTAACCCCAGAAGCCCCTCTAAATGGCTGGGTCCTCTCCTCGTAGTTGAACCCAAGCAGTTCAAGACCGTTTGCATAAGCATCTTCCCAATCCTGCCTTCCTGCCTTGTTAGCGTCAAACTCACCCAATAACTCACCGGCAATGCGGTCAAGCTCACGGTCCGGCATCTCTTCCGCTAAGTTGGTATAAAAATCGTCGTTCATGCCGCGCTGATCTTCCGGATCAAAATCAATGGTTACACCACCGTCCTCCTCCGGAGAAATCTCAATATCCATGCCTTCCGCCATGCCCTCAAAAGACACGACGTTGTCCATGCTGCCCGGAACCTCAAGCTCTACTTCCGCCGCTAAATCCTCCGGATCAAGCTGCGAAGGAACATTCTTGTCCATCAAACCGCCAATTGGTTTACGTGCCATCT